TCTAGGACCGGCTCGAAGTCGCCTTGCCTGAATCGGTTGTTGGCGTACTCTGTGATGGGTACGTCTCCGAAGTAGTGCGCCTCGGTTGCGTCCGCGTCGAGTACCAGCGTGCCTGCGGCCACGGCTGTGTGGTGCCGGACCTCGGTGGCGGTGTATACGTCCGCGTGGAGTCGCCCGGTGTGGTCGGCCCAGTAGCGTGCGCCTGCCAGGGGTTTTTCCTCGATGGTGTCGTCGTAAATGATGAAAGCGTTGCGGGGCGATAGTCGATATACTCGGTCCTGGTCTGCCTGGTTGCGGTGGACCATGTCGTATGCTCTGCCGTATATGGAAAGGTCAAGGGTCAGGTCCGAGTTCAGGCTGTTTGCCTGGATGTTCTTGTTTAGTTCTTGGACCGCGCTCTGGGTCGGCTGGTCGGGGTGCTGGACTTTGATGGGCGTCCCGACGAGGTACCCTTGAATAAACGCGGATATGTATCTCGCGTAGGCGTGGGCCAGTCGTTTATCGGATAGGTGCGGTTCGCGGGGCTTGCGCTGCGCGATGGTCCGGTTCTGGGACTTGTAGTAGTCTCGGAGCTCTTCCAAGCGCGGGCGTTGTTTGTTTATGTGGTGGTTTACGAATTCGGTTAGTACCTTGTCAGTCAGCTCTTCCAAGCCGCCGAGCCGGTAGTGGTCGTTGCATTCCTCGTCAAACCTTCGGTATTGGTATTTGGCCGCCTGGGCGGCTTTTTGTTTCTCCATGTGTGCCTCTCCTCGTTTAAATGCCTAGCGTCTTTAGGGCGCTGTACTTACCTTCGGCGCTGGTGCTGTCGGATATCCCCAGCACGTCCTCGATGACTCCGGTCAATGCGTCCGGGGCGTCGTCAAAAGGGTTATGTCCCTCACGCTGATAGGTGGTGATTGCGTCGTAAAATTGCGGCCACCTGTATTCCCAATCGGCGGGCATAATGACCCGCTGGTTGACGGATGTGGCGTTACTTAGTATCCGGGCCCGCTTGTTCTTACGCTGGGTGAAGGTTCGAATGGCGCAGGCCGCCCAGTTTAGCTTCTGTAAGTGGGCCTTAACCTGCCGGGCAAAGCCGCGGCCGCCGTTGTTTGATTCAATGGTTGCCGTTCGTACTTTGTTTGTGGCCAGGCGTCGTGCTGATTCGGCCTCGGTGGTCTCCATGGCTTCCTGGGTGTAGTAGACGTCCCTGATGTATGCGAGCCCGTCGTGGGTCCCGTATATGATTTGGCACAGGAAGTCTTTCCCCTCGTCCGCGGTATCGGTGTAGCTCCGGGTGTCCTGGATGAGTGATTCGCCGTGCTGGTTGACCGGCGTGCTGCTGTATGTCTTAAATGGCGCGTACAGCTTTCCGCGGACGTCCATTGGCTCCTGGTCGTAGTTCGCTCGGACCGTTTCCCGGCTCATGACCGATGCCTTGTCGAGGTAGCTCTTATAACTCAAAATGGCCGGGCAAAGCATGACGCCGTTGCCCTGGTGCGCCTTGAAGCTGATGTGCCTGTACTTCTTGTTCTCTTTCTTGCACCATTCCAAAACGCGGCCCGCCAGGTCCTTGGTGGACCAGCGGGTCATAACGATGATTATTTTGCCGCCTTCCTCGATTCGGGTCACCATGGTGTTGGCGAACCAGTCCCAGTGCCCGTCTAGGACGGTGCTGTTCTGCGCCTCTGCGCTTGATTTGATAAGGTCGTCTATTATCTCAAGGTCCGCGCCGAAGCCGGTGGCGGTCCCCATGGGGCTGGTGGCGAGGTAGTTGTTGTGTCCGTCCTCTAAGCTCCACAGGTTCATGGCCGCGTCGCCGCGCTTTATGGTTACGCCTGGGAACACGTCAGAGAAGACCGCCCGGTCGGGGCTGGCCTTTACCTCGGTGATGGTGTCCCGGACGCTCTTACTAAAAGAGGTTGATAACATCTCGTTGTATGACCCGGTCATAACCTTGAGCGTTGGCTTCCTGCCAAATATCCAGGAAGTGAACAGCGAAATGGTCCGGCTTTTGCCGTGCCGGGGTGGGGCGTTCAACACTAGGACCTCGTCGTCTGATTCGGCGAAATCTTGGAGCTCGTCGCATATCTCTCGCAGGTAGGCCCTGTCGGGCGTGTAAAAGGTCGGGGCCTTTAGGGTGCAATAGGTCCAAAAGTCGACGCCGGCGGCGTAAACGCGAAGCTGGTGCCGTCCCTGGGGGGTCTGGGCAGCCTTCCTTGCGTCAGCTATTTTTTTAGTGGGTCTCTTTTGAGCCGTCTTGCGCTTCTTAGTCATTGTCTACGAGCTTTCTTATTTCTTCCCGGGTTAGTCCCTCTAGGGGGTTGGCCGCGGTCGTGGTCGTCTCTATCTGACCCGATAGTGCCGTCTCTCGCCGGTCGCGCCAGGCCTCGGGCTTCCGGTTTTTAAGCCAGAAGATTTGCGCGGTGACGTCTGCGGCTACCTGCTTCTTGGTCCGCTCGACTTTCTGCTTTGTTTCCCCGTCTGCCATGGTTTCGACCGAGGTCTTTATCTCCTCGTATTCGTAGCCCATGGCGCGCTTGAATAGGGCGTTCTCGACCTGAATGTCGACGATGTCTTTGCCGTGCTTGAGGGCCTCGGCTATCTGGGGGTGCTTCTTTTTCCAATCGTACAGGGTCCTGGGTGATATGCCCATGTTGTGGGCTATCTGCGTGTCTATCAGGCCGTCCCGCGCCCAGGCCTCGAGTTTAGTTTGTCCGTCTTTGGTGAGCCATGGTGCGTATCTTGCGCCTGCCATCTCGTATCCCTCCTGTTAGTTTAGCTTTTGCGCCTTCTGCCCGGTCAGGGTCTCCCAGCGCGTGATGATAGTGTCTACAAAGTGCGGGTCAAGCTCTAGCATGTAGCAGGTCCGGTTGAGCTGCTCTGCGGCGATTAGGGTGGTGCCGCTGCCGCCGAACACGTCTAGCACGGTCTCCTGCTGCCGGCTGCTGTTCTGAATCAGCTGTGCTATCAGGAGGATTGGCTTCATGGTGGGGTGGAGCGGGCTGCGCGATGGCTTGTCTACCCGTAGGACCGTGGTGCCGGCCTCGAGCTCCGCCTTTAGCTCTTTGATTAGGGTCTTGAGCTGGTCCTTGTTTAGCTGGTTGATGTTCGGCATGTCGTCGATGATGGTGGACTTGGTGCGGTCGTCGGTGAAGTAGTGGGGCCCGCCGTCCTTCCAGCCATACAGGGCCGGTTCGTGTTTCCATTGGTAGTCTTGGCGGCCCATGACGAGGGCGTTCTTAATCCAGACCAGGGCCTGCCGGATTTGGAGCTTGGCTGCGGCCGTGGCCTGTAGGAACTCGTACCGGTTGCTGTCGGCGTGCCAAATGTAAAAGGCTCCGCCGGGCTTTAGCACGTCGCTCATGGCCTTAAATGTCGCGCTTAAAAACTCGACGAAGGCCGCGTCGCTCATGCTGTCGTTCGCGATTCCCTCGCCGAGGGCGTTCTCGTAGTCGACGTTGTATGGCGGGTCGGTGACGATAAGGTCGGCCATTTTGCCGTCCATTAGCCGTGCATAGTCCTTTGGCTGGGTGGCGTCTCCGCACAATAGTCGGTGCCGCCCGAGCTGGTACAGGTCTCCCGGCTTTGCTATGGGCTCGGCCGTTGGCTCCTGCTCCTCGTAGCCGTCGTCGTATGGCTCCGGTTCAATCTGCGCCAGGAGTTCGGCGAAGCCCATGGCTCCCATGTCGAAGTCGTCCTTGACTGCGAGTAGTTCTTGAATCAGGAGGGTGTCGTCCCAGGTTGCGGCTTCGGCCGTCTTGTTGTCGGCTATTCTGAAGGCCCGGGTCTGCGCTGCGGTCAGGTCGGACGCTATTAAGGTCGGTACGACCGTTAGCCCGAGCAGCCGGCTGGCCTTGTATCGGGTGTGTCCTGAAATGATTACGTTGTCGGCGTCTACGATGATGGGGTTTCTAAAGCCGAACTCCCGGATTGACTCCGCTACGCCTTGGACGGCTGCGTCGTTGCTCCTGGGGTTGTCCTCGTAAGGGATTAGGCTGTCTATGTGTTGTTCGGTGATTTTCATGTTGGTTTCTCCTTCTTGCTGTGGCTCTGGCGGTCCTTAGTCCCTCAGTCCCAGCAGGCAGTGTTCTAAGCTGTCAAACTTTCCCGCGTTTTTGAGGTGCCTTGACCCGCAGTAGGGGCAGGCTATGTATCTGTGGTTGTGCGCCGCGTGGTCGATGTCCCGTCCTATCAGGATGAGCTCGCTCCGGCAATTCCCGCACTTATAGGCGTGGTATTCGTGGTTCATGGTTGGTTTCCCTCCGGGTAAAGTAAAAGGACGCCGGGGTGTGGTCCCAGGC